CCCTGGACTCCGCTTGGCCAGCCCTCGCAGCCCGCGGCACATAGTCCGCCACGGGTTCCGCGCCGCAAGGCACGGAACCCGTGGACTTCAGTCCGCAACGGAGCAATCACCCTCTGCCCTTGTCCCCAGGAGGCAGGATGAGCGGCCACTCACAGACTGACCCCCCGCAGGGGACCGCTCGGCAAATGGCACCGGGGCAATGGGCACGTACCATGACCGCTCGCCTCACGCGCTAGGACGCCTGAGCCAGGTTCACCGCCAAGACCACCGCGTCGTCGTCCTCAAACTCCACCGCGATCCGAGTCGTGATCGCGTAGATGTTGACGCCCCGCAGGATGTCCCGGTCCTTGTCAATCCGCACCTCACGGTGAATCCCAAAAATCAGGTTCTCACGCGGCGTCAAAAAACCATAGGACAGACTCGTGCCTTGGTAGCCGCCTACTCCCCCCAGGTTCGTCGGGATGTTGGCCACCGGCACAATTCCAATGCCCATGTACGGCGGAGCCTGGGCGCTGAGCAGTGCGCTGTAGCCTCCTCCCGTCGGCCGATCGGCAAAGCTGTCATGCCAGTCTTGGACGCACGCCGGCGCGAAAAAGAACCGCAGGTCGCCGTGATTCCGCTTGTACTTGGCCGGAAGCGCCTTGTACATTGCGTGGAGCACGTCCTTGCTCAGGGTCTCGCCCTCTACGTTCACAACATGCCCGTCCTCAGCAAGAACACGCCAACCGTTCAACCCGCACAGGAACGGATCCGCCGACGACGTGTCACCCTGAATTGCCAGCTCCTCCAGATCCGTCGCCGTCTGCTTGGCCATCGCGGCGATCACGGTATTCTCCAGGTCCGCTCCCTCGATGCTATCCTCCAGCGCCTCAAAGGTGAGCTCAAACGGGGTGATGATCTCCGTCGCCGTCAGGGTCACCTTCGAAAACGCCGGCTCACTGAGGGTGGTCGGTGCCGTGCCCTCCGCCTTTAGCTTGCTCACCCGACCGGTAGTCGCGATCTTGTCCAACTCCGTCACCGACGACCGCATCCGGACGATCCGTGCCTCGCGCAGCATCACCGACTGGTCCGCCACCAGGTCGATGAACCGCTTCGACTGCTCGGCCCCCAACAGCCCGCCCGCCTGCAAGTCTGTCGTGTCAATAGCCTTTTCCAGCAGCTCGTCCATGCCCAACCTACAGCACTCCCTTCCAGAGTTGATCACTGCTCATGCGTCCGACCGGGTCCCGCCCGCCGGTCCGCTCTTGCCCCTCAAGGCCGCGGCGGCGCCCTCGGGTAGCCGCTCCACCGCGCGCCAGTTGCAGCTTCTCATGACCTTCCTCGCTCCCAGCCTCCAGGCCCCCCCCTTGTGCCCGTGCAATCTCCGCCTCCTTTCCATCCTTCGCGCCCAATCCGCTTTCAGGTCTAAACTTTGTGCTGTACTTCGCCCTTTGGGCCGCCGCCAGCTCTGCCCGCAGCCCCTGCAGGCCCCAATTTACCTCCTCCAGCTCCGCTCGGGCCTGGTCCAGCTGCTCCACTGCGGTCGCCGGCCCACACTCATTCGCCCCGGTCGCAGTTGTCGTGCGCTCTTTACCCCACAACCGTCGCAACGTGTCTCGCATCCTCGCCCCAAATCCCCGTCTCACCTCGCCCAACACCCCTTCGCCCTCCACAGCTCGCAGACACGTTCTCGGATTGACTGCCTGTTGGGGGCTACACACGGCCACATGATCGACCTCCACCTCATCGATCACCCGCACCAGGTCCCGCGCCTCGTTGTCCAGCTCCCAATGAGCCTGTTTCACGCGTCCTCCCAGGCTCAGAGCAAACCCCCGACCCGCCCGCAATTCCTGGTACAACCTCTGCGCGGCGGCACTGCCTCGGTTCAACCGCCCTCGCACCCTCAGCTCGTCGCCGCCTGCCTCACATTCCTCAATCTGTCCCAGCTCCTGCGCTCCTCGCCTGCCACCGCGGCCCGGGTGGCACGACAGTAGCTTCACCCGCTTCCCCTGCTCCAAACTTACGGCCACCCGCGCCAACGCTCCCCGACTCATCCGCTCCTTTTGCCGATCCAGCTCGGTCGAAGACGCAACCCCTTCAAACCACAGCTCCCCGTCCTCCTCACCCCACGTCGCGTGCACCGGGAGGGCCACGGCTCCGTCCCTCGCCTGATCTGCCTTTCCGTCCTGAACGTGGCTCCCAGATCCCACGGCTGCACCTCTCTGCCGTATGTGCTTGGCGGCTGTCGGGGCTGCCTTCGCAAGGGACGCGGGGGCCCGCGCAGAAGCGTCGGCCACCGCGTCCGGGGCTGAGCGCCGGCTCCCTCCGGGAGCCGCCACGGCGCATCTCCTACGCGGAGCCAGTGCACTGCGGGCGCGGGGCGCGTAACCTCGGGTTGGACCGCCGAGCGGGCCCAAGTCGCTGGAGATGCGCCGTCGCGCGGGCGCACAGCGCCCGCGCGCTCAGCCCCGGTCCGCCACCGCGGCCGACGCTTCCCCGGGTTCCGCTTCCCTCGATGAACCTCCACCCGTGCCTACTAGGTGCCCCTCGCCCCGCGGGCTGAACGCCAGCCAAACGCCCCGGGGAAAGATGATCGGCCGGCAGGTCTGGCCCCTCGAAAAAGCCCAATCTGTCTGCCCGCATCAGAGTTCATACCTGGGGCCCTGAAACGGTCTCTCTGTGTCTCTCCGTCTGCCCATCGGCCGGCACCGCCCGTGCTGTTTCACCCAACAGGCCCCAGCCCCAGGCGCGCCCGAATCTCCTCGGCGCTCCACACGCCGATCTCCGCGTAGATGCGGGCAATCTCCGCCTGCTCTCGCTCCTCGCCCAAATCCATCTCACGGAACCGGAATTCCCACGCCGTCACGCCCACGTGCTCCCGAATCACGCGGTTGATCTGGTACTCAATCCCCCTCTGTTCCGGACGCACCACCTGCTCCCGAAATGTCTTGTCCTGATCCTTGCTGTTCGCCAGGTTCGCATTCTCCACCACCGTCACTTTGCTGGGCGGAACCCGGTGAACCATCATCACCTCATCCCGGTTCATCCGCCGGTACTCCAAAAACGCCGCATCGTCCTGAACGCCCACGGTCAGCGGCTCCAGCCGCACGCGAACATCATTCCCCGGCACGTCCAGCAGCAGCGTCTTATGGCCCGCGCCCCGCACCTGGTTTTCCATGTAGTCCCGGATCTGCCGCACCAACTCCTCCGACAGCTCCCCGCCTTCCACGATGATCGCCATCCGCGGTACCGCATTGTGTTCGAAGAAATCCAAGTTGTAATCACGCGCTGCCTTGTCCCCAGCCGCCGCCGCCAGCGCCGCAATCACGTCAGGAACGCCATAATAGCTTGACTGTGGCGTGTACTTCTTGAAGTGCAATAGCTCCGTCAGATCCCCCATGCCCTCGGGTGCTGGCCGTCCCAGTGCCCGGAACCACTGGCGCCGCGTGCCACGTATCTGCACATACGCCGACCGGTCCGGCGTCACCCGCACCGTTGTTGCCGGAACGTGGTAGAACCCATCCACCTCACCGTTCCCGTTTCGCGTGATCTCCAAATACCCGTTCCCCACCGTCTCCACATCGGTCCACACCGTCCGCATCACGTCGGTGAAGGTCATTTCCGGATTGCAGTTCTCGAACAGGTCCGTCACCCGCGCCAACTGGCTGCCATCCTCGTCCGGCCCCACCGCCACAAACCGGTACCCCAGCCCCACGACGTTGGCTACCTTCGCGTCCACACACGCCTTGTGGGTCGCATTGCTCTCATACAGGGCCGCCAGCGCCGACAGATCGTAAGGCGGCTCCACCACCAACCCCTCGGCGTACAACGCACTCCACCCAGATTCCGGAATTTGCCTCGTCCCGCCCCTCTCGGACGTCCCCACTACATGGGCCTTTGCCAGCACTTTTGACATCGCCGATGCCTCCTCCAACCTTGCCGCGCACCCTGCTTGCTTGCTTCGCCCTTACACAATTCGTGCCCGCACGTGTGGCTGGCGCCACGCCTCCAACGCTTGGCTCACAGCACCCGCCACCGCATCCGCTACGTCCTTGCTGCCCCCCACCGGATGATCCACCTTCCGACAGTCCACAAGTTCTAGCGCGGAAAGTTCCCGTATCAGCTGCTCGTCTGCGCACAGGGATACGCGCCCATCGACAAGTAGCTCCTTTAGCGTCTCGTACGGTCCCAGGGTACGATCCACCGACACCGTCCGCGTTGTAATCCCGCGTTTGCCCAAAATCTGCCGACTGTCCGCGCTCTGCCACCCGTCGTAACTCACCTGCGCAATGGGAAAGCCCCGCTCCCGCAGGGCCAAAATGAGCTCCCGCGGCCGCGACAGATCGAGCTCTCCTCCTTCCGGGGCCCGCCAACAATGGGTCAGCTCTACCACCACCCGCGCCCTGTCCTCAGACCCCGCACTTCTCTCGCAATAGGCCATTGCGATCCCGCAGGCATCCCGCGTCAGCCCCAGATCGACGTGCACGAACCGTGGCGCATTGTGGCTCGGATAGAAGCTCGCGGACAGCCTCCCCTCTCGATCCACCGGACTCGGCCGGTCCCGGTCCACTGCCCGGTGAATGATCGCCACATCCGCAAGGAAGGCGTTCACTCCTCGACTCGGGCGCGCCGCCAGATCCCGCATGGCCCGCGCCGGATTCAGCTCGAACGCTCGCCGATACTCCACCGGAACCCATAAGCCCTCGTGCAGGAACCGTCGACCGCAGTACAGTTCCGGCGCACGAACCTCCCACGTCGCCTTCCGCGACGTGTAGACCGTCGGATCCCCCGCCCCCTCTCTCAAGCGTTTCTCCACAAAGTCGTCTGGCCAACGCGGCGAGGAGATGACCAACAACAACCCCCGGCGTCCGAAGCGACTTGCAATCCGCCGCTTGATGCCGTGATACACCTCCTCCACGGCCTCCGTCCTCCCATCGCTCGCCACCGGGAACCACGCCGCTTCGTCGATCACCGCCCCAAGTACATTGAAGCCCAGGGGAAAACTCGCCGAGGAATTGCCCGCCGTCACCACTACGCCCTTTGGAAACTCCACCTCTGCCTGCCGATAAACCGTCTCTCGCGCTCGCTTTTCAAACCACGGACTTTCCCGCACTTGTCGCTGGAACGCGGAAAACACCACGTCCCGCGCCTGTCGCGCCGTCGGCGCCATCACCAAAAATGTAATACGGCTCCCCGGCGCCGCCCCCATCGCCCGCT